TTATCTGTCCAGTAAATTTAACTATAAAGTTTTCATATCTATTACCACAAACTGGGCGAGTCATATAGTTTCCATTTAGTGTTCCACTACATAAGAATTCATCTGTGGCTGCAAGGCCATCAATCCTAATTAAACTATAAACATCATATGCCAGACCAGCAGAACCAGCACTGTCTAATGCTTGCTGAGCAGTTGATAAATTAATATTGGCTATATCAAGAGCATCTTGTGCATTGTTTTTATTTGTTAACGCCGCTGCAACTACTGAAGTTTGAGTATCAACTTCGGCTTGAGCTGTTTGTTTTTCTAATAAAGCTGCTGCTTCTGCTGCTAATGCCAAATCATAAGCATCTTCTTTATCTTCTTTATTTTCTTTTGCAGCAAATGCCACATCATACTTATTTTCAGCTACAGAAATTAAAGATTGAAATTCTTCTTTATATCCAAGACTAGATACGCTCTTATTTAATTCTTGTATTTCTTGAGCAGCCGCCGTTAATTCGTCTGGATTACTTTGGGCGGGAGTAAGGAACAGCCATCCAAATCCTAAGATTGCAGCTAATGATAATCTCCATGCTTTAGTTCCAGTCAATTTAAAGCTCCCTGTTATAAATCTTATAACAAGTTAATTATAACATTGAATTATTTAGCGTTATCTGTTTTGTAAAAGCCGTTACCTTTAAACTGTATTCCAACGTTACCATATTGTTTAATCATTGCGGCACCACACTTATCACATAGTTCTACTATGTTAGCTTCATTAAATGATTTTGTTACATCCTTTGCGTGTTCGCATAGCACACACTTGTATTCATATATAGGCATTATTTACCGCTCTTTTTTCTCTTCTCTGCTAAGGCGTTAAAGTCTTTAACCTTAGTATCTCCCAAGTAACCCCAGGCATGTCCATCTGCAATCATCTTCTCATTCATAGAAACTGTTGATCCATCAAGGAACAGCCAGCCTAAAATTCTTCCATACTTTTCTGATGAGTTCATTTTTTCTGTTTTAATAACAATAGTTTTAGCAGAGTCAATCTGGCTTTTTAAATAAGCTTTTGTTTCAAGCCCTAGAGCCTTTTCCATTTTATCTGTTGTTCTGCTTTCTGGTGTGTCGATACCAGCCAGTCTTACTCTTGAACTAAATGAGATATCAAACCCCAGATCAATATCTACATCGATTGTGTCTCCGTCTACAACCTTTGTAACTTTTTTAACATAGTACTCGAACATGATTCTCCTTAAATTATAAAGAGCAGTTTATACACATGCTCAGGTGTATCCTACGGTAGCCACGAATGGCCCGTAGTTACATTATACTATTTTTTCTTTTTACGCTTAAGCAAGCCTTCTTTTTCTGCCTGCTCTAGCATCTCATCTTGTTCCATTTCAGAAATTCTTAGAAGCTCATCCCCATCAGTAATTTCAAATACTTTTGGCTTTGCCTCTTCTGGAACTCTTTTTCTTAATGAAACTTGGAGAATACCGTTTGTCATAGTTACATCAGTTACCTCCACATATTCTGCAAGGGAAAATGTTCTTGTAAAACTGCGGGCTCCAATACCTTTATGAATATAATTTTCTGAAATTGGATCCTTATTTTCTCCTGAGATTGTTAGTACATTTTTTTCTTGTTGAACTTTAATATTGTCTCTATTAAATCCAGCAAGAGCAACCTCAATTACATAAAAATCACCCATTTGCATTAAATTATATGGTGGATAATTAGTTGACGTATTCATTACTTTTTCGAGATTTTTAAAGTGGTTATCCCAACCAATAAAAAATGGATCTTTAAAAAAATCCAATGCGAAGCTTGTTACCATTTTATTCCTCCTTCAAGCGAATAAATTATTATACGGGCCCCATTCGGCGACCCGTATATATTATAGCAAACTGATTTTTTTTTGTCTAGTTATTAGGAGGCTCAGGTAAATTCATTTCTATAAGCCCCATTTCTTTTGCAATTTTTTGTCCTTCTGGGCTGATGTGAAGCATGGCTTCAAGATTCTCATCGTATTCTACTTGGACTAAACCCTTTTCATACAATTCCATAAGAGATTCGTCTACATATTTCATGTGGGCTTCCCAAAGTTCTGGCGCAATTTCTTTTGCCTTCTCCTCAATGGAATAAATAATTTCACCTTTTTCGTCCATGCCTACTAAAGTTATGGCACCAATTTCTAGATAATATTCTAACTGCATTTCGTCTTCTCTATCCTCGTCCATTTTTTATCCTTTTGGATGAGACTATTGTATAGTCCCGTCCTCGTTTTTGTCAATGGTCGTTTCCACTAACTGCTGGACATAGTCAGAAAAATGCTTTCTAATACTACCAGGTGGCCTCGATCCAAGAGATTTCCACAGTCTCTTATATTCTATCACATTTGAGAATGTTGTTGGGCATAATGTGTTTCCCTCATACTCTTTCAATACAGTAGGAAGTGGTACATGTTTACCACAACACTTACATTCTTTTGCTCTTTCTTGATATATGCTCATAGTATCTCCATACCCTCTAAAGCGTCTGCCAATTTTGAAGGCATTCTTGGCGGCCTAACCATATTTAATACAATCTCATCTTGATCTCTAGGTGACTTACGCATTAATGAGTCATAAGTATGTACATCTATTTCTTCATTACTCTCAAACCTAGTTCTACTTATGGCATTATAGACAGACCCACAAACTGCATCAGCTAAGTCTTTTGATCCTTTTCTTGGATGGTCTACCCTATCTCTCATAATCCTAAGCTGTAAAAGCTCGTCAATTAAAAGTTTAATGTGTGGCCCATTTAATCTGTCTTCGGATATAACCATCGCCATGTCGTCATAATGTTTTTTAGCTACCGACAAGGTTTCTGTATTTATTCCATACTGTTTTAATTGCTGCATCATGTCATGAGAATTCCAACGGTCAAATGTACAAACTCTTATCTTAAATCCTTTTGTTCTTAAAGATAAAATATAATCTTTAACCTCTGTAAAATCTACAGACTTATCCGATGTTGGGGTCCAATATCTTACTGCATCTACTTCTACAATTGGGGCGGGCTGTGAGTAAGTGTCAGTCACTTTAACATTAACCCACTTCTGAACATGTGCCATAGCTACAGCGCAATGGTCATGCTTTTGCGCCAAGTCTACATGTATAAAATATTCTTTATCTGGGTCTGGTGAAAACCAACTCTCAAATCTGCCAAAATTATCTACAGCTAAAGATAGGTTATTAAATGCCCGCTCAACCTTTTCACGAGATTTAAAAAATGCATCAATTGCTTCTGACGGCATACATGCGAATCTTCCCATGGCGTCTGGCATATTTTTATAAAATTCTACTTTAAAGTTTTCTATTGTTTTTGTTGGATTGACTTCCCATGTGGGTCTTTTCAATGCATAAACTTTAGGGATCTTGTAGGAAATAATATTATCTTCTTCCCACTCTACTTCAATTTCATTTCCTTCTGTGCCGTCTGGAAGTCCGTCATCCATTTTTAAAAGTTTATTTCTTACGACTATTTCTTTTTCAGCTATAACAGAATCATAGAACTTTTGGATTGGATCATTTTTAAAACGAGGGAAGGACAAAAGAATAACCTTTCCGTAGTCTGGAAAACGTGAAACTACTGATCCTCTATACATATCATATATTGCATCTGCTGTTTTTGCTTGGTCATGCCCAGTTGTATTCTCTGTAGCAAAGCCTGAAATTTCATCAAGTATGACTGCGATTACGTTGTAGCCCTCAAATGCCTCACGTTCTGAGTGACCAGAGTATACGTTTACATTCTTGTTAAATCTAATCTCTGACGCCTTTGGGTCATATTTTCCTATAAACCAAGGGGATCTTTCAATTCTTGTTTTAAAACCTTTAAAGAAAACATTATTGGCCTGCTGTGCGTTAACAGCAATATTGATGATATCAATTGTATCTCCAGGAGGCTTTCCATAATAAGTTGCTGGATCTTTCAAGCAGAGCAACAAGTAAACCATATAAGATACTGCAATTGTTGAGCAGTAATCTTTACCGCTGCCTTTTCCTAATTGTGCAATTACTTCGTTACAGGTTTGCTTAAAGCGACGTCTACCTTCTTCTTCTCCAAATAATTTAATAAGAGTGGATTCTTTATAGATCTGAGAGCTTTTTTCGATGAGCGTATGTTGGTACTCCGAAAGTGGTGGGAGTCCAAGATAATTTGCTCCTGTGACAAATGTTCGTAAGTCGACTGGTCTTTCATCAAATTCCTCTCCGTCTAGGATGTCAATGAGATCTGAAAAATCAAGATCCACTGGCTTCCTCAATTATCTCTATAGGTTCTACAACTCCAGTTATCTGTGCAAGTCTACGCATAATTTCTTTTCTTACCTGCGGATATTCTGCTGAGACATCCTTTAGTATACCAACCAAAATTTCTTGCTTACGTTCTGTCTCTGCAATTTGATTTGCTAATTCTACATTGTCTAATAGGCCAACTTCTTGCAGCATGCCAATTCTTTTACCTTCAATGTCTGCAATTAATTTTAGGGAGGTAGCCTTGACGTTTAATTGACCTGCTTGATCGGCATCCTCTACGGTCTTCCATGCCTCTTTAATAAGCATAGCGTAGTGTTGGTCTGCTCCAGAGATGGCCTGCTTTGCCCTCTCACGGGCCCCAGAATCGTTTTTAACGACATCTTTCCACTCATCTATATACCCTAACACTTCTGACCGCTTAAAACCCGTGAGGGCGGCAATCTGGGTGGGATTATTTCCCTTAAGTAATTCTTCAACAACCTTATTCATGCGATCAAAATGATCAGCTAATTCAATTTCCATATGTAACCATTGTACTCTTAGTCAACTAAAATATCAAATGGATTTAGCGACTTTTAGTAATATTAAATATCCAATTAAATCATCGATATCATTATCTCCTGGATATTCGGTGCCCTTCATTAATCTATTTAATTTATCATCAATTCTGACGTGAATTTGTTCTCTTGGTCCCGCCTTTGAAAATATACGCACAGGGTCTAGGGCTGAATTGCCGTAGGCAATATTCTTCTTAACTAGCATGTGTGCAATTTCATGGCAGGTTGCTAATATCTCTTTGCCTGCTTCTGTGCCTACAGTTAATAAATATAAATCTTGGCAATTAAATTCTTTTGAATCAGGGAATACTGGTTCAAGCATTATCCATCTCCTTGTATAAATTCTTAAGTCCTCTTAGCGTTCCAATATCCATATATTGTCCGCCTGGCCTTACCGCCCTAATATTTGTACCTTCATCTATCCATTCTTTTAGTTGCTTTCCTGGATGATCTAATTTAGGATCTAAGTATCTTATCATATTTTTTCGGAATAGCATAGTCCCCCACAGGTCTGGATAATCGCAATTGTCTAATTTGTCTTCAGATGCAGTCACCCTGCCATTATAAATTTTAACCTGTCCAACCCTACCTTTTAATTCTTCTCTACATTCCCAAACGCCAAGAACTAAATCTGCCCTCTCTTCTTTCATCATTTCTTTATAGATATTTACTGGAGAATTTAAAATATATGTGTCTGGCATTCCAACAAATACCATATCGTTATACTCCCCAATCATAAATTTAATTGCGTCAGACATTGTTGATGGCTCACGAACAATTATTTTAACATTCATGTCCATATTTTGTACAATAGAAACCCATTCTGCCCTAGTAGAAATACGAACTTCATCACATACTTCTAACATTTGTTCTACATGCCACTGAAGTAGGGACCTCTCATCAGATACGGGCAAACAAAATTTTGGGATCCCGCCAATTCTAGAGGCCTTGCCAGATGCTGGTAAAACTCCTATTTTGTGCATTAGTCTTTCCAATCATGAGGGTTGAAACCATTAGGATAAGATTGATTTACCATTGGATCTTTTTTCCATGCAATCCATCCTTCTTCTCTATCGTCTCCCCAATATAGATGCACTACATCTCTATCAAGTAGTCGTTTTGCATTTTCTCCATGAAAAATATGTACTTTATTTTCTTTTAAATATGGAGTTTCCAAAAGTTCTGGAGCCCACTCATTGATATGCTTTTGATAAGGCTCTACCTTTAACTCACGATAAAGAGCGTCGGTAAACATTTGCACATCAGTGTAATAGTGAACCATGTGGTTATGCTGAATTATACCCTCTCCAACTCTTTCTACACACAAGTCTATGGCAGCTTTAAGTAAAGGATGCCCAGCCTTTGAAGCAATCGTTTGTGTTGCTAACCAAGGAGTATCTCTTTCTATGTCCAAAATCATATCATAATCCTGATTCATCCATGTATCTGCTGGAACTTTGCAATGTGTGTCCATGTCTGCATATATCCCTCCATATATGTAAAGAATTGCAAATCTCCACAGTCCCGCTTTCATTACTCCTAAAGGCAAATTGCTATATACATCTGCAACTTTCTGATCAAAATTATTTTTAAAAAATTCTTCTCTATCTGGGCCACTCATATATCCATGTTTATATTCTGGATTTTGTGATATCCAAGTACCAATGCTAGATTTAGCATAATTTGGAAGGGTATCATATGGAGTCTCGTATGTTTGCCAAATATTCTTTTCTATCATTTAATTAAACCTTTATCTTTCAATGCTCTATATATGGTCATAGTTGTTACGCCACACTCTTTTGCTATATCTTCCATAGTTTTCTTTTGAACTACATAGCGTCTATATAACCAGTCTTTACTCTTATATAGTTTCATCGTTCCGTCAATACCTTATTAGCATAATGAGCAACCCCAAATGAATCTGCTACGTCATAGTCTGTTAATAATAGATTGTATTTGTTGTTGAAGTAATCAACTGTTCTCTGTTTACGCATATTACGTAATTGAGTTTTATACCAAGAGTCTGCGTATCCTGGATTCTTTACTCTGATAGCCGCCTTCTCATCTTTAGTTGGATTCTTGTTTCCGATATATGCCTGCCAAGAACTAGGGGATATAGTAATAACGGAAGCGCCAGTAGACATAAGCTCAGCAATAACAACACCGTATACATAAGATAATTTTATCACGGCATCTGGGGATCTGACAAGGATTGCTCCTTCTACGGCAATATAATCACTCTTTAATTCATCTAGCATAACCGAAGTTTTAACTTTAGCATCATATATCTTTTCATATATATTAGCCCCAGTTAATTCTATCTTTCCCCATTTGACTGGCTTGTCATCTTCCATTAAACAAAATGCGACGGAATTTGTAGAGGCATCTATACCAAGTACTCTATTAGCCTTAGTCTTAATTAAATCAGTTAATTTCATCTATCATCCTTAATAG